AAAGCAATTTTATAAAAAATATAGATGACGAATTTAGACCATATAATATTTTACCTAAGTTGTATGGATTAGGTACCAAAGATCCAATTGACAGTAATAATACAGCATTTTATATTGCACCTGGAGTTACGCCATTTGAATCCATAATACATCTAAAAGAAGAAGCTGAACATACAAACAGTACAAGTGGTAATAATAGTGACTATGTTTTTTATCAAGATTATGATGGCTTCCACATAACTACAATGTCTGAGTTAAAGTCACAGCCAGCTAAATTTGATTATACAGTTAAAGATATGGCGGCCGAACAAGGAGTTTCAAAAGCAGATCAAGCAGGTCAATCAGATGATAAGGGAGCTGATGATGAATATACAACTGTTACTAATTTTAAAATACTAAAAACATTTGATACTTTACAACATCTAGCATTAGGAACATATGGAAATAGAGTTGCAGCTATAGATTTATTAACTAAAAGATTTGATGAAAAAGTTTTTAGTTATAATAATTCTTATAGAGATTTAAATCCTATGGATCCAGGTAGATTACATAGCAGTGCTAGTTTGTATAAATTTTCAGGATCAACACATACAAGGTATATACCTACAGAATTATTATCAAGTAGTATACCAACAGGTGTACCAACTGGTTTTAACAATGAACTTGCTAATTATAGCCAACATCCATATTTTTATCCTATAGGTGGTCAAGGAAAAGAAGAAGGTACACTTAAAAACTCTGATGCTCAAAAACGTAAAGATAGTATAACATCTAATGATCCAAAAATAGCTAATCCAAGAAGAAAACAATACCTACTTAATAAAAGAATTGCTGGTAAAGGTATTCTAGATACTATGATGGTTGATATAGCTATTCCTGGTAATAGTGATGTTAAAGTTGGTGATACTATAAACTTTTATGTACCACAAACTTCAGCTGAAATGAATGATGGATTATACAATATGTTTTTTGGTCAAAAGGATCCAAAATTTTTGATTGCTAAATTAGCTCAAAAATATATTAATGAATCTAATTCTTATCAAACAATTATGACAATAGTTAAAGATGGCTTTAAAGATGAAATAGAAACAATAGTAGCTAAGAATGCAGATACAGCTGGAGTAGATGAAACAACAACTAAACCACAAAAAACACAACCCGGACCTAGCTTCATGCAGGGGAGAAGATGACAAGTAAAACTTTTGATAAAGAATATTTAGGACTAGGTGGATTCGTATGGTTCTTTGGAGTAGTAGAAGATATTATGGATCCATTAAAAGTCGGAAGAGTAAGAGTAAGATGTTATGATTGGCACCCATCTGATAAATCTTTACTTCCAACAGATCAAATACCATGGGCACAAGTTATGATGCCGGCTAACAATCCTTCTGTGTCAGGGGTTGGAACTTCACCTAATGGATTAAAACAAGGTAGTTGGGTTATGGGTTTTTTCCTAGACGGACAACAAGCACAAAGGCCTTTTGTAATGGGATCCATTCCAGCTATTCCAAGTCATAAAGCGGACGAGAATAATAAGAATAAAGGTTTTAATGATCCAGAAGGAAGATATCCAACTGTTGCACATGAACCTGATACTAATAGGTTAGCTCGTAATGATGCTAATAATGCACATGGTGTTATAGCTTCAAAGAATAGTGGTAGATCATTAACTGTTCCAATAGCATTAATGGATCCAGATGGAAAACATTGGGAAACATCTAAGACATGGGATGAGCCAGCTAGTGCTTATGCAGCTGTATATCCAAACAATCATGTGTTTGCAACACAGAGTGGACACATAACAGAATTTGATGATACAACACATAACGAAAGAATTCATGAGTATCATAAAACAGGAACATTTTATGAAGTTGATAAAGCAGGAATTAGAACAACAAGAATAGTCGCAAATAATTATACAGTGATAGCTGGTAATGATAGCGTACATGTAAAGGGTGTTTGTAATTTAACAATTGATAGTCATTGTCATACTTACATTAAAGGAAACTGGAAAGTTCAAGTTAATGGAAACAAGTATGAGACAATACATGGTAATAATGTTATATCAGTTCATAAGAATCAATCCGAAACTTGTAATGTAAACTTTACACAGAGTGTTGGTGGAACAAAAGGAACAACAGTAACTGGAACTGTTAGTGAAACATATAATTCAAGTAAATCAGAAGCTGTTTCAAGTGATGTGACAGAAACTTATGGTGGTGACCAAAAAACAACAGTAACTGGTGATGTAGAAATTAAGGGTGAAGAAATTCACTTAAACAAGTAAACAAGGATTAAAATGAAGGGTAAATTTAGAATAAAATTACATGATAGAAGTATAGTAGTTTATGATAATTTTGAAGACATACCAGATAACATTTACAAAGTACTTTCTTTTATTCCAGATTTTCCACCTTCGCCACACAGTGAAGATGATCATAAATTAATTGAAACTTTTGATAGTAAATTACACGAACTTGCAGGGAGACAAACAGATGAGTAGTAAAGCAGTAACAAGAAAAGGTGATGCAGACGTAATACATTGTTCAGTGCCTTATAGAGAGCAATGTTCACCTAATGTATTTGTTAATAATATAGCAGTATCGAGAGAAGGAGATATTAATACAGTACATGTATTACCAGGACTACCTTGTCCTGCCCATCAAATGCCAATTGCAACTGGATCCACTACTGTTTTCATCAATAGTAAGGGATGTGGTCGTATAGATGATGCAATATCAAATTGTACTAGAGTAGCAGAAGGTTCTGATAACGTATTCGCTGGTTAAACACATAAATAATGTAAAAGGAGATAATTATGAATATACATGAAACTTTAGTAAGTCTTTTCAACACTTATACAAACGAAAATGAAAAGGCTACATCAGGAAATAAAAGCGCTGGTACTAGAGCTCGAAAAGCATTGAGTGAGATTTCGAAACTATGTAAAGATAGACGCAAAGAAATCCAAGACATGAAAAATAGTTAGGAGAAAAAATGCCTGTTGTTAGTAGTGTAGTATATAAAGATATTGATACTTTATTTGCTGCACATCCAGTTACTGGAAAGTTAAATACATTAACTAATAATGCAGCTGTGGCTAGAGCTGTAAAAAATTTAGTATTAACTAATAAAGGTGAAAGACCATACCAACCTTTTATAGGTGGTGATGTCAGAAATAAACTATTTGAATTAAATGATGGAACAATTGAAGTAGAAGTAAGGCAGGCTATAGAGGATACGATTAGAGAATACGAACCTAGAGCTGAATTAATAGAGGTTAGAGCTGATCAAGAAGTTGATCAAAATAAACTTGATGTGACTATTAAGTTTAGAGTTGTTAACCAAACAGAACCGGTAGAAGTTAATTTCTTTTTAGAGAGAGTTAGATAATGGCTGCTAATAGTGCAATAAGAGTAACGAATTTAAACTTTAATAGTCTTAAAAATAATCTTAAAACATTTTTAAGAGCTAAACCAGAATTTACTGATTATGATTTTGAAGGTAGTGGTCTATCTAATCTAATAGACTTACTAGCTTACAATACTTATCAACAATCAGTTTATGTTAACATGGTTGGTAATGAAATGTTTCTTGATAGCGCACAAATAAGAAACAATGTTGTCGCTAGAGCAAAGATGATAGGATATACACCAACATCAGCTAGAGGATCACAAGCAACATTAAAAGTTACAGTGACACCTTCATCAAATGTATCAAGTGTAACTGTTGCATCAAATACATTATTTACTTCAACCTTAGATGGAATACAATATAAGTTTACAACAGATAAACCTTATGTACTTTTACAATCAACTGGATATAATAGTAATACTGTTATAATAAAAGAAGGAGAACCAGTAACACAAAGATTTACTGTCAACACTTCATCAGCTCAAAGATTCGTTTTAGATAATAATAATGTAGATACTACAAGTATAAAAGTAAGTGTGCAAACAAGTTCAGCTAACACTTCTAAAATAACAAGAACACAAGCTACAAATATAGTTGATGTTCAAGCCAATAGTCAAGTTTATTTTATACAAGAGAATGAAGATGGCAAATATGAATTATTATTTGGTGATAGTACTCTAGGTAAAGCTGTTGATAATGGTAATATTATAATTGTAGATTATAGAGTTGTAAATGGATCCGTCACAAATGGAGCAAACAACTTTGTTGCTCCTGCATCTATAGGTGGCCAAGCTACATTTACAGTATCAGTAGCTAATAATGCATCTATTGGAGCTAATGCAGAGTCAGTTTCAAGTATAAAATTTAATGCACCAAAAAGTTTCCAAAGACAAAACAGAGCAGTAATCAAAAATGATTATGCAAGAACAATATTAGCTGAAGCACCAGATATAGAAGCAGTTAGTGTATGGGGTGGTGAAGATAATGATCCACCAATATATGGTAAAGTTTATATTGCAGCTAAACCGACTGGTGGTAATTTATTATCAGATCAAAGAAAAGCTGAGTTAGTAACACTTTTACAATCAAAGAATGTAGTGACTATATCACCAACATTTGTAGAT